GCAGTACCTACGGTGTTACTATTAACAGATGAAGAAACGAATACAACAGAAAGTATTACAATAGAAAGCTATACAAGTGGTGACTATTACGATACTTTAACAGCTACATTTGCATTAAAAGAGGGTAGGTTTTACACGTTAAAACTACAGAATTATGATAATGACGACTACTTACAAGCAAATGATTTTAGCTTTATTCTAACTAGCCAAAACGATAAACTAGAAATTAACGGATATACAGGTACAACTGAAGTGCTACATTATGCTAAGGTATTTTGTACAGACCAAACAGGAGAGTATTCAGTTAATGATGGTGTATATCAACAAAAAAATAGTACAAACGACTTTATATATTTATAATGGATAATTTAAAGATTTTCAATCTAGCAGAACATAAAAGACCTGAAATAATAGAGGACAAAAGAAAAGATTGGGTAACGTGGGGTGATGAAAACAGTTACTTTAGTTACTTAATGGACAGGTATAAGAACAGTGCTACAAACAACAGTATTATTAACTCTATTGTTAGATTAATGTACGGTAAAGGTTTGAGTGCTAAAGATGCACAAAGAAAGCCTAACGAGTATGCTAGTTTAATGTCTATCTTTGGTAAAAAAGATGTTAAACAATTATGTTTAGATTTAAAGCTATTCGGTAAATGTGCTATACAAGTACATTATTCTAAAGATAGAAAGTTAGTTAAGAAAGCATATCACATTCCTGTTAATTTATTAGCACCTGAAAAGTGTAATGAAGATGGAGATGTAGAAGCATATTATTTTAGTGATAATTGGAACGATGTAAGAAACTACGAGCCTAAAAGAATACCTGCGTTTGGTACTTCAAGTGAAAGTGTAGAGGTGTTGTATATACAGCCTTATTCGGCAGGAATGAAATACTTTGCTCATGTAGATTATCAAGGTGGAGTTGATTACTCATTATTAGAAGAAGAAATAAGCGATTATTTGATTAATGAGGTTCAAAATGGTTTTAGTGGTACAAAGGTTATTAATGTAAATAATGGAGTACCTACTGAAGAACAACAAAGCTTCATAAATGCTAAGATTAAACAAACGTTAACAGGGTCAAAAGGACAAAAGGTAATAGTTTCATTTAATGACAATAAAGATACAGCTATTACAGTTGATGACATTCCTTTAAATGATGCACCTGAACACTACCAGTATTTGAGCGAGGAGTGTATGCGTAAAATTATGTTATCACATTCGGTAACAAGTCCACTTATTTTTGGTATTGCTACATCAACAGGTTTTAGCTCAAATGCTGATGAATTACAAAACTCTTTCAACTTATTTGATAACATGGTAATTAAGCCATTTCAAGAGATGTTGTTAGATGCGTTTGATAGTATTTTAGAATATAACGGTGTATCTTTAGACTTATATTTTAAAACTTTAAATCCATTTGAGGGGGAAAAGTCAGAAGAGCCTACACAACTAAGCAAACAATTTAATTTAGAGGATTACTTAAACGAGATAGGGGAGGATGTTCCAGAGGGTTATATAGTGATAGATGAAAGAGATGTTGAAGAGGTTGAAGATGAAGATGTTTTAAATGCTTATTTAGAAGAATTAGAATCTGAATTAACTAAAGAAGAGCCTACATTAATGTCTAAAGTTTGGAACTTTGTAAGCACAGGTACAGCAAGACCAACAGCAAGAAGTAAGCAAGATAAACAAGTAAAGGATAAGTTCTTTAAGGTAAGGTATAAATACACTGGAAATAAAACACCTGAAAGAGCATTTTGTAAAGCTATGATGAATGCAGGTAAATTATACCGTAAAGAAGATATTGATAAGATGGAGTTCATGGATGTTAATCCGGGATTTGGGGAGTTTGGAAAAGACAAATATAATATATTCAAATATAAAGGAGGTGCTAGATGTCATCATAAATGGCAAAGAGTTACTATGATGGTTGATTTAAACGAAGATAATCCTGAATGGAAGAAGATAGGGACTAGAGCAGCAGAGATTAAAGGTTTTAAAGTTACTAATCCATTCGAGGTTAGTGTATACCCTAACAACTTACCTTTAAAAGGTTTTAGCCCAAATAACAAGAATTTACCAAAAGACGTTAAATAATGGCAGAAGTATTATTAATAGAAAGAGCAGACATTGTTAAGTATACACCACTAGACGGAAATGTCGACACAGACCGCTTTATTCAATTTATCAAAATAGCCCAAGATATACACATTCAAAACTACTTAGGTACTGATTTACTTAATAGGTTAAAATCAGATATTCAAGCAGGTACATTATCAGGTGTTTATTTAGACTTATTAAACAACTATGTTAAACAAATGCTTATTCACTGGGCTATGGTTGAATATTTGCCTTTTAGTGCTTATACAGTAGCTAATAAAGGAGTATTTAAACATACAGCAGAAAGTTCTGAAACGGTACAAAAGAATGAAGTAGACTTTTTAATTGAAAAGCAAAGGATAACAGCAGAAAACTACAGTCAAAGATTTGTAGATTATATGAGTTTTAACTCAAGTTCTTTTCCTGAATATCACACTAATTCAGGTCCAGACGTTTATCCAATTAGCAACACAAATATAGGAGGTTGGTATTTATGAGAGATAGGTATAAAATGAAAGCTAAAGACGTTAAGAAATTGCAAGAATACGCAATTAAGTTAATGCAACAAAAAGACAATAAAAAGGTTAATTAAATATGTGGGGAGAAGCAGTATATAATCTAGTTGGATTTGGTAAACAATCAGATGATGGAGATAATATAGTAGATGAAAATAGTGGATTTCTACTATTAGATGAAGCAGATGGTACTGCAATAACAGAAGATTTAAGTATAAACTGGGGAGGTTTCGGTTTAGCTTATGATAATTCATGGTTTGGACAAACAAAATACGAAAGATAAAAAATGGCAACAAAGAAAATAAGTCAATTAACAGCAAAAGCAGCTAATTTAGAAGCTAACGATTTACTAATAGTATCTGATTATAATGGTAGTACATATGATTCAAAGTATGTAACGGGTGCTGAAGTAATGCAAGAAGTTATTCAAGTAGCAGTAAGTGATGAAACAACAGCATTAACAACAGGAACAGCAAAGTTAACTTTTAGAATGCCTTTCGCTATGACTGTAACGGAGGTTAGAGCATCACTAAGTACAGCAGGTACAACTTCAGGAACTACAACAATAGATATTAATGAGGGAGGTGTTTCTATCTTATCTACATTATTAACGATTGATGCAACAGAAAAGACTTCTACAACAGCAGCTACAGCAGCAGTAATTAGTGATTCAGCACTAGCAGATGATGCAGAAATTACAATTGATATAGATGCTATTAGTGGAGGTGCAACGGAAGCAGGTTTAAAAGTTACATTAATAGGTAATAGAGCGTAATTATGTTTTTAATTAATCCTTATATATTAGGAGGTGGTGCAGGAAGTAATCCTTTGTGGGATGACTTGTTAGCATATTACACAGCAGATAATACACCTAACGATTCTTTAGGTACATATAATGGTACTTTAGTTAACGGTACTACTTATGGAACTGGTATCATTAATCAGGGGTTTAGTTTTGATGGTGTTAATGATAGAGTTGATTTTGGTAATGTTTTAGATTTTGATGGAAGTACTGCATTTAGTTTTAGTCTATGGTCAAATCCATCTAATTTAACTGGTGTTAAAACTTTGTTTAGAAAATATGATGCATCAACTGGTGAGGGGTATGTTTTATTTTATAATAACGGTCAGTTATGGTTCTATCTAAGAGATGGCAATTCATCAAAGTTAGATATTAGAACTTCATCTTCATATACTACAGCTATGACTCACATAACATTAAGTTATGACGGTAGTAGAACTCCAGCTGGATTAAAAATATATGTTGACGGTGTTTCACAAACACTTGTAACAATATCTAATACTTTAACATCAAGCACATCTAATACTGGTGACTTAACTTTAAGTAGTGGCGGAACTGGTGGTTTAAGTCCTATTGGTGGTATCATTGATGAGTTTGGTGTATGGGATAAAGAACTAACAGCATCAGAAGTAACAGAATTATATAACTCAGGCGCAGGCTTACAATACTCTTAAAATGGGATACGACATTAAACCAATAGCAGAAATAGAAACATTTGATTTTTCACAATGTACAGGATTACAAAATGCAAGCACAGTAAGACGTTCATTAGATGGACAATATTTTATAGTTGAGGGAGATACTTTCACAACTTACACTAGAGAAGAGATGTTAGTTATTTGTGAGGGCGAAAACTGGATAGAAGAAATAGTATAGAATGGAAACTTACCAATACATAGTAACATCATTATTAGGTGTAGTTGGGTACTTCTTACGAGATGTTTATACTAGATACAAATCTTTAGAGAAAGAACATTGGAAGCTATCCGATAGAACTATGAAACTTGAGGGCAAGATTGATAATCTAAATGAAAAAATGCCTTCAGAAATAGATAATTTAGAGCGTATAATGGATTTGAAGTTTGAGCAGTTTAACAAACAGTTTGAAGAACTATCTAGAGCAATTAGACACGCAGAAAGAACTATGAAAGCTAACGCTGAAGCATTTGTTCAACTATTCAAAGACATTAAGAAGTGAAACGTATATTTAAGAAGTTAGTTCAAGACACTTTGATGAAGTTAGAGAATGACAAACTACGTTATTCGCGAACTTCTTTAACAATGTTTAGTGCATGGTTGTTGGTAGTGTATATGATTATTTACGACTTATACAAAGAGGGGTTCAGATATGATGTGTTTGTTACTATGGTAGGTGTAGCATTAGGTACTAAAGTAACTGATTCGATAAGTGAAAAGTTAAAAAAATGAAGTTAGAAAAGATATTAATAGGTGTATTATTGTTAGTTGTAGCATGGTTGGTGTTACATAAACAGCCATCACTACCGACTGAAATAAGATACATCACTAAGTTAGAAAAAAGACTAGATACACTATATAGAGATACTATTGTGTTTAAGACTAAAATAAGACGTTTTAAAGACACTATTGTAATTTATAGAGATAGTGTAATAATAGCTAAAGAAAGTAACGATACAGTTAAGATAATAGCTTTTCAAGATTCAGTAATAGAACAACAAGATTATACTATTAAATGGCAAGACACTTTAATAGGTCAATTAGATACTATTATAGACGTTCAGAACAAAGTAAACGATAAATTGAAAGATAGTATCATTGATTTAAATAAAGACTTTGAGAAGCGAAAAAAACGCAGTAAAATAGCACACATTATTGGTAGTATAGGAATAGCAACTTTATTTGTATTAAAATGAAAATAAGTCAAGAGGGAAAAGATTTGATAAAGTCATTTGAGGGGTGTAGGTTAAACGCTTACAAGTGTTCAGCAGGTGTTCCAACTATTGGTTATGGAAACACATATTACCCAAATGGAGATAAGGTTAAAATGGGGGATACTATAACACTAGAACAAGCGAAAGATTTATTTGATGACCTTATTGTAAGATATGAAAGAATAGTTGAAAGTAAATTAAAAGTTGATGTTAAGCAAAATGAATTTGACGCTTTAGTATCTCACACATATAATACTGGAGGAAGTACAACTTTATTTAAGTTGGTTAATATGGAAGCCAATAAAGACAAGATTAAGGATTGGTTTTTAACTAAATACATTACAGCTAATGGAAAAGTTTTACAAGGTTTAAAAAATAGACGTTTAAAAGAGTGGGAGTTATACAATAAATAACTATCTTTATACTGATTTCATACACATAATTTGTTTTTGACCCTTACTAGTAAAAAAGTAAGGGTTTTTTTATGCTCAAAATCAAGCAGTTACAAATTATTTTAAATTATTTTTAATTATTATTGTTATTATTATAATTATTATATATATATTTGTCCTATACAAACAAACAAAAACAAATAGATATGTTAGTGATTAAAGACAAAATGTTGGCAAGTAGTTACGACTACTTCACAAGAAACGGAAAAGGTAGTTTTAATTTTGATTTATACGCAAGATTATTGACTGCTAAGGGTATTGACCCAACAAACAAGATTGAGTACATTAAACGAGCTAAAAACATCAAAAAATGAAAGATTTAATTAAGACAGTACAGCAAGGTTTACAAAAAGACTTGTTAAGAGCAAAAGAAATGATTAACAATGAAGAGAATGATTATGTAGTTAGTCAACATCTGATGGAATCATTAGAGATAGTAAATAAACAGTTAGTATTATTGACATA